TGTCGTACAACCCCGAATATATCTCCGTATTCATCTAGCCATTGTCCTGTTGCAGTCTCTAATGATTCTTCTAATCGACTCGAAATAGCATCAGCTTCAGTTAGCTTAAGCTCATCATCGATTGCAGCAAGTATGGCAGCATTAGCTTCTGTCTTATCTACTAGTCGGGTCTTCCAACCAGGATGTAGATGTTTTAGAAATGACATTCTGTGTACCTCCTATGCTAGAGTTACCTTAACCGTCCCTGCACGAATAATCTCGTTACCTGCAACAATGATGTTACCTGTTGGAGTAATAAACGTGATATCGTAGATAAGCTGCTTGTCAAGACTCTTAATCACACTAGTTAAATCAGATAGAATTAAACTCTGAGATGTCTGCATGTTATTTAAGTATCTTGAAATCTCAGCTACGATTTTATCTTGGAAGGCTTTTGTAATCGCATTTTTATTTGTTAATACTATTTTAACATCTACGTTCACTGTCTTACGGACTACGGGCTTAACATTAACAGGAATACCTGCGGGTCTGAAATTTTCCAATGTTGCGATAATTTTAGCCCTAACATCGTCAGGCAAGTCTCCGTTTCGATCGTGAGCGTAAACATCGATAAGACCTGTCTTCTCGTCAATCCATACACCCGCTACTTCAGGAACCGAACGTGTACCATACTCGATAGCAGGTATTGTACCTTTACTTAGTGATTCAATGTAAGAACGGAATCTAGATTTCAATTCATCTAGTGGCTCCTCGTTCTGTCCTGTTTGGAAGGCTTGTGCGTTATTGACTGTTTTGATATTCGCTAACGGTGTCATCATAATATCGATTACGTTTGCAGGGATGTTTCCAATCTCCCCAGGGATCGTGCAATACACTTGTACTTCAGCAGTTACAGTTCCTTGTGGGATGTAGTAGTCTACTGTTGTCTCGTATGTATTCAGATAATCAGACGAACTAGATGTGAAACGTGTACCCCTTGGTAGAGCTACCGTTTGTTGTAGCGCATTGTGGAAAACAATCTGTACTTTACCGTAGGACTTACGAGGTTGCTTTCTTGTAAACCCGAATGAAGCATACACACCTGCTGCAATGGCTTCCAGTATGTTCTCTTCTGTTAACACATAGAACTGTTCTATCTCGGTAGCAATAGCTTCATACAACGCTCTCATGGCACTACCAATTGAGAAGTCATTGATCTTTCTTGTATTCGTAATTGTGTGGTCTACCAGTCTTGAATAAATTTCCGTCATTTGCTTATATCTCAAGGTGTAAACCTCCTATCTTATGATGTTGTCCGAAAAGTTATCATCCAGGAATAATCGTCCTGACTCCCCTGCTCTTACTGCAAAGATAAAAGCTTCGTCTAGCGCAATCGAGTAAACCTTGAATGCGGCTGTAAACGTATTATCTTTAATTGCGTGCCCTAGCTTTTCTACATTTCGTACCCTACCATCTGTTCGGATTGTTCTTTCGATTTCGATAGCTAGTAATGCAGCATTCTCTTCTGTGTTCTTTTTACCGATGTACTCATGTATTCTAGAACCATATCGAGGGTGCCCCAGGTAACTACCTAATGGAGTGATTAGACGAATATAGATAGATTGCTTTAAGTTCTCAATCCCTCTAATCGTTCTAACGTCCCCTTTCCCATCGTCCTTCAGCTCTAGTATCTCTGAGTCCCAACCAGGGCTCCCGAACTTCTTAGGTAACGGTAGGATGTCTAAATCCTTACCTAGTGATAGTGCATAGATTTCTTCCTGGTCGAACTCATTCGTTCTCTTTAGTATAGAAATCAATTCTGCTTCTGTATCTTCTGACACTCGAAGCATTATCGTGTCACCAATTGTTACTAGATGGTCAGGGTTCTGCATCTTTTCATCTACCGTATCTACGATGTAGGGGTAACGTAGGTTGTTGAATCGAGCTAACTCTACCCATCGGGACATGTCCCCGTACTCTTGTTGAGCGATCGCTTGCATTGTATCTCCATAAGCTACAATTCTCTTTCTGAATTTAACCATTATCTCACCGTCCAGTTGTTGCTCATAATCACGTCAACCTGATTTTCTATGTACCCGAATGAGATGTGCATGTTTCGTAGTGTCTCGATCATGCTGCGGTACCTCTTCTGTGTACCGAAGTAGTCTGCAAGGTAGTTAATGTTTTCCTTGATTCGTAGGAAATCCTTTGCAGCTATGTACTGTAAGTTCGTACTAGCAGCTTCGATGCTGTATAGCAAAGCGAATGATTCTAAAACTACCGATGTCATTAGTGCATAGATTCTCGGGTTGTAGGAAGCTAGGTCACTTTTCATAACCTTGGCTACGATTGTGTTTGGGTCTAGCTCCACATTGATTAGTTCGATCTTATCCGTTTTAATATCCTCTAGTACTAACCGTGCAACGGATGATAGACTATACACGGGCTTGTACAACGTAGAAACGAACTCCTTTGAGTCGTCTAGTACGTTGAATGGAATCGTACCATCACTTAGCACAGGCACACTAGAAACGAATTTAACGAGGTCTAACGGTTTCTTAATTGCCATTCTTAATACCACCTTCCGTAGTACCCGATGTTAAACCCTAATCCTGACATCCCATATTGGTATGATAACGGTGAAGGGCTCTGTGGGTTAACAGGGTTCTTTCCTGTTCCTGGGATGTAAATACCGTTGTCATCTTTATTATATATCCCATCGTTACCTGAGCTTGGATCGTAGCCCCCGTTCCCTTTTCCACCTGAACCTGAATTGGAACCTCCGCCAGGTAAAATTGGTGTAGGCATTCCGATAGACCCGCCTAGTGGTGGTAGAATTGGGCTTGGAATCCAAATACTTCCGCCAGGAGGAGTTACGTTTGGCATACCTCCACCGCTGCTTCCTCCGCCTGGATTAACCGTAGGATATCTATTACCGATTTCAGGTTGCACCACGTCATCATCCGCAGGATCAGTAGATTTACGAAGTACCACGAATTTAATTTCGTATCGATACATTAAAGGAGCGTTAACATCTTGTGTGTAGGTAACACCTTCGGGAGATAAATGGACTACAAAGCTCTCATCATTTGTGAAGTTGTGGAAGTAAAAGTCTTCAGCAGCAGTTCTACCATTACCGCCTGTCTCTGCATAGTCTTCTAAGAAAGCTTTCATTTCTTTTATTTTAGTAATCCCTCGGTCTGAAGCTCTACCTGTAGGGTTGAAACCTGTTGTACCGCTAATCGTATAAGTTGGGATATCACTTTGGAAGTCCTCAACGATGATACGACTCTTTGTTTTTAGTACAGTTGTACGGTGTGGACGTACATATGTCATGTTCTCAGGGTTTAAGGCAAAGCGGAAAAATTTATTACCTACCTGGAATGCAATCTTCTTTAGGACGTTTCTTCCATCCGACATAGACATGTTGAATCACCTCTCTTATAATATAAGAAAAGACGGGATAATTTCCCGTCTTAAAGCACTCTAGTTAGTGGATATTTATGTAATAGTTCTTCAGGAGTGAGATCGTAGAGATTATCTACGTCTTTTCTTTTGACTCCTGCTAGATAAAACGACCTGTCCACGACTTCAGAGCAAGTAAGTTTACTTTGATTGTTGAATAATGTTCGTTTGATTCGGAATACTATACGGAACAACATTTCAAATATCTGTGCGTAGTCATAGTCCGTACCTTCCATACTTAATGCAATCTCTACAATCTTTTCTCTTTCTACTTGCGTCAGGTTCTCTAAGCGATATATGTGTGTGATATTTTTGTCATACTCTATAGGTACGA